TTATTGGAAGAAGCGTATCAAAAAATATATCTAAAAGAAAACGATTATTATGTGAATTTAAACGGAGATGTTGTTAAAAAACATAAGGATAATAAAATAACATTAGGTGGAAAGGTAAATCTTGCGGGAGATGTTGTTCCAGATGAAAATTCTATAAAATCTTCAAGTTTAGATTATGAAGCCAAATTAGATTTTTTAAAACAAATAATTATAAGACAAAATGAACAGGGGACGCCTATTAAAGAATTAACTGAAATTTATTATAAATTAGAAGAAAAAGATCCAGAATTATTTAATATGGATAATAAAAGTTTTAAAAATTATATCAATGATATTTTAAATGTTGATATGTATAAAAATTTTGATAAGTAAATAATAACATGAGAACAAAAGATCAAATTTTATTGGAAGAAGCGTATAATCAAATTGTAAAAGAAAAATGGGAAAACATAAACCCTTCAAAATATATTTGTGTTAATACCGACAATGGAGAATATTATGCTTTTGATTCTTTTGAAGAAGCACAACAATTATGTGATCAATCTAATATTGATGATAATACAAATGTTTGGGTTGTTAAACATGATGGCAATGTCGTATATTCACAAGAAGAAATAAAAACAAAGTCTGTAATTCCTAGTCATTTAAAGGTATGGAGAAAAGAAGATCTCGATAGAATAAATAATGCCGCTATGCTTAAAAATAAAGCAATAGCTAATCGTTATAGAACAAATCAAAATGAAAGTTTTGTTCACGGCATTCAACCAATCGTTGAAGCTAAAAAGAAAGAACTGCCATTAGCTTTAAAAAAAGCAATCGAAAAGAAAACTGGTAAAAAGTTTGGTAAAAAAAATAAAGATGAACCAACTAAAGGATTTATAAAGTTAGCAAAAAAATCCGGTAAAAAAATTACTTCTGATAAAGTTAAAGCAAAAAAGAAATAATTTTTATAGATTTGTAATATAACTAGTGTAAATATTCATACAAATATTATGGACCCAATCACAAAAGCATATTTAACAATGTTAGAAGAATCAGATAAATCTTCTGGTATAGTAAAATCAACAACATCACAAGTTGGTAAAATTTACGGCGATGAATCATCTGTACCAGATTCTGATTGCACACTTGATAATGTAGATTTAGAAACTCCAGAAGAAGCTCCAGCAGAATTGACAACTAAAGGTGCTACAGGTAAACCAAAACTTATGAATGCTACAGGTAAACCAAAACTTATGAAAAATAAACAAAAAAATGAATCATTAAATCCGTTTGATGCTCTTTATAATAGAGTATTAAGTGAAGAAGGACAATTTAACTTCTCTACCGACCAAGATAACGAACTCGAATCATCTGATGAGTTTGGTTCTGAATTTGGCGAAGAGGGTTCTGAAGAAGGAATGGAAGATGAAGAAGGTTCCGATGAAGGTTCCGATGAAGATTCCGATGAAGTATCTTTCACATTAGATAGAGAAACAGCACAAAAATTGGTTGATGTTTTACAATCAGTTTTAGGCGAAACCGAAGAAGAAACCGATAGCGAAGATCAAACCGAAGATGAAATGTTTGATGATTCCGAAGAAGATTCTTCTGTTGATGGTGAAGACGAAGAAGAAGATCCATTCAAAGAATCCGTAGACGCCAAAGAATTAGGACATGCTTTGGTTAAAGATTTAGATAAAGGTCATCTAACTAGCAAGAAAAATAAAGTCGTAAAGGGTGCAGTACCAGTTTCAAAGAAGTCTGCAACCTCATCTGCAATTAAAGGTGCGGATGGAAAGATTGAAAAGCACTCAACTGACAGTGCTATTTCCAAACTAACCGGAAAAAACAACAATGTTGGTGGTGTAAAAGTTGGAAAAGGTCTTTTCGATCAATAAAAAAAGATAAATTAAATAAAAAGCCCTGCTTTAATAAGCAGGGCTTTTTTTGTTATAAGTATATATGATGAACTTTAAAACTTTTTTTGAAAATAATAGTATAGCAAATATTAAATTGGCATCAAATCCTAGACATAGAACCGAAGCTGGTATAACAAATCAGAAAACAAACATAGTTGCTAGATACCATTCTCCACATAATGATTATAATAATCAAAGCGTAGTTAAAGCATCTTATAATACCGGATTTAAAAAAATATCAGAAACAGAATTACAAAAAATAATAAATGATTATGGTCTTAATTTAGACAAAAGAGACAAAACACAACCTTTTGAAATAGCATTGAAACAAAAAAATGAACAAACCGGAATTGGTAGATTTTTGGTATATGATCCACAAAAAGGTTATTCTATTCAAATGAAAAAGGCTTAATTATGGAAAAATTAAGATATTTAAACAAAGGAATAAATGCGAACGAGAGATATAATTTTTCTCGTTGGTGGAAAGAGCAAATTGAAATAAATGGTCAAGAAATAGAATACTATTTTAATAATGCCTCCATAGATGAAATGAACCCTATATACGGAGAACAACCGAATACATCATTTCAAACACCAAAATCAATGGTTGTTCTTTTAAATTTGAATAATGATTCTTATATGTTATCCAAATTTGGTATAGTAGCAGATAGTGATATGAATGGTGTTATTCACCCATATCATTTTACAGAAAATTTTGGAGTTAGTTCTGAACCAAAGGCGGGAGATTTAATAAAAATGTCTGAATTTGGAAGTGATCGTTTAAATTTTCCAAAAAGAGGACCAACTGTTTATGAAATAACAGAAGTAATTGACGAATTTCAATTAAATGCCATAGCAGGACATTATGTTTGGTTTTTTAAGGCTAAACGTAATGATTATAGTCACGAAACAGGCAGTGCTGGCTCTGGTGATGGAAATAATCCAAATAATGACAATGATATTATAGAGCAAGCATCAAAGAAAAATTTTGATTACTTAATAGAAAACCCTTGCAGTGATACATCAGTATATGGCGATTACTAATATACAGAGTATTCGTTTTTAGGCTCTGGTAGAATTTCTAAATATTCTTTTGGTGCATCTCCATTATAACAAACATCAACTTTATAAATTTGTCGTAATACCTTTTTCAAGATATTATTTTCTGTTGCATCCATGTATTTGTGAATAGCTATAGGTTTTAATTCTACCTTATCAAAGGGTATATTTTTTTCTTCTGCTTTATCGGCAATTGTATTAACTGCCTCGTATAATGCTATCCATCTAGCTAATTCCGATGCTTCTGCGTGTACAGTTTCCCACCATTTTAATGATTTATTTTTCATTTTAAATATCTTCTAATTGAACACCTGTAACTTTAGGTATGTTTATAGATTCTGTTAGTCTTGCCACTAAAAATTGAATAGTCACCATATTTTTTTTGTCACAATGATTACATGTAAATTCTACTCTAGAGTTATCATCTGGAGAAAATGTCATAATATTTTCTTTATTACAATATGCACAATTTAAAATTGTAGAAAGATTTTCGAGTTTTTCCAACTGTTTTTGTTTGGTTTTTTCTACAAAAAAAGAATTTATTACTTTTGATATTGAGTAAAACAAAACATATTGAATACACAAAAGTATGTAAAAAATTCCAAAGAAACTTAAACCGAAAAGATGTCCACCATACGCACCAAGTAAAGAAATCAACAATACCGTGATTGTTGATTTTAATACATTTTTAAAAAGAATTTTATTTATTAACATGAATATATATTATGTTAAATTTAAAATATTGTCAAGCAATTTACAACTTTTGTGATTGTAAATTAGATGTCTCTTGACTAGAAACGGGTACAGAAGATGGTATATATGGAGATTGGAACGGTTGAGGTGGAATTTGTTCGGTTGTTTCTGATGACATATTAATCATACTTGGTAAATTAATACCGATTTTTTCAATCTCTTTTGATACAACAATAAGTTTTTTATAAACTTGAACCAAATTGTTTTTTTGTTTTTTTGTTAAAGATTTATTAATCTTACCGCAAATGCTTATTTTTTTAGCAGCTTCTAATATGAAAATTAAACCATCTGCTAAATCACTATTTATATTTTGTAATGGCCAAGGAAAAGTTTCCGGTTTTTGTGGCTCGTTTGTAGTAGATTGCGACACACCGGGCGCATTCTGTTGATATGGAAAATCTTTTCCATCCCTTTGAGAAAATAGTGGACCTTGATCTTTTCGTGGAGCCATGCTACTAGCTTGATATTGTCTAGGCGACCATATACTACCAACATCTTCGTTCAATATTTTCTTCAAATTTATCATTAACTTGCTTTTCCAACTTTAACTAAATTTGAACATCTGGGACATACCCATCTAACTTGTTCTCCTACTACTTTTCCATGTACGGTAGAACCACAAAAGGTACATCCGATTGGTATATTTGTTACTTGTTTGTATTCTGGTTTATTATTCATATTAATACTTACTTTCCTTCTGATGGTTTCCAATCATATTTTGGTTGTTCGTTTGTTTGTAATTCTTTAAATTTATGGGTAATATACCTACAAAGTTCAGAACGAACAATATCTTCCTCTGTTAATTCCATACAAAAAATACCGTGTTCTCTTCCCTCTTCATTGTTAAAAAGGTCATATACTTTGTTAAATCCCGATTTACCTGCTGGTAAATCACTTTGTTCTGGATCTCCACATAGAAAAACTTTAGAAAATTCTCCTATACGGCTCATTATTGTATGAATTTCTCTTTTTGAAAAATTTTGAATCTCATCTGCACACACAAATTTTGCAGAAAAATGTAAACCTCTTGCAAAATTGATAGGACAAATAGTAATCCTATTGTCTTTTTGTAGTCTATCGACTTGAGATTTATTCAATAGTTCTGAAAATTTATCATGAAATGGTGTTAAATAAACATTAAACTTGTCCATGATGTCACCGGGTAAAAACCCAAGTTTAGAATCCGAAGATTCTACCGCCGAACGAACCAATACAAGATCAGAAATTCTTTTTTTGTTTAAAAGAGTCAACCCACAATACATTGCCAATGTTGTTTTGGATGTTCCTGCTGGTCCTTTTAATAGTAAAACTTTTGTTTTTTTATCTAGAAAAGTAGCTATTATTTCTTTTTGCTTGTCTGTCCAAGGCAAATCTTTAATTTGTAATTCATAATTTATTTTTTCTTTTTGAAAAACATAAGGTGAATTATCTTCGTTTTGAACAGCAGTCGTTTCAGCTGTTCCTATCCCTTTAACGGGGCGTTTTTTACTCATAAAATTTATACTTTATAACTAGTCGAATTTGTAAATGTAGACGGTGAAGATGTCGTTGGTGATGTTTTTATGTTTGGGGTAGATTTAATTACTGATGAATTTTCTTCTTCTTTTTCATCTTCTGTTTGTTCTTCGTCCTTTGGAAAAATTTTACTTAAAACTTCTAATTCTTCTGGTGTAATTTGTTTATTATTTAAAATTTTATCCTGAATGCTATTTGCTAGTTCTAATAATTTTGGATCTTTTTTAGATAATGCATTTGTCATCCCTTCAATGGCAGCACCTGCTAATTCTTTTTGTGGTTTTGGTGCGGCTAAAACATCTTTCCTTAACTTATCTATTTCTTGTGAAATATTATTTTCATTTAAATATTTTTCCAAAATTGAATCGAACTTATTCATGATATTATTTATAATAAGATATTGAAAAATCTATATTATTTCCAATCACGACAAGCCATTGCTTTGGGAGTTCCTGCTTTTGCTGAAGAGCACCCATGTCTTTTTTTGAATGATTTAGCACGTTTAGATTTTCCACCACCTACTCTAACACCAGCTTGACCCCAGTGGATTCGTTTATAAGAACCATCAGATTGTTTAGCACATTTAGTCCATTTCTTACCTTTACGATCAGATGATGCTTTCTTAGTAGGTCCAGTGCATTTTGCAGCTTCTTCTAAAATTTTTGATACACACAAATCGAATTTATTCATATTATTACTTACTTTACAATACGATTAAAAACATTTATTGGGAAAGTGGTAAAAATTAAAGATAAATATAGATATACAATTATGGCAGCAAGAACTATATCATCACCCGGCGTACAAATTAACGAAGTAGATTTAAGTCAAATCGCAAGACCAAGTGGAGAAACTAATGTTTTCATAACAGGTTTTGCCCCACAAGGTCCAACAGATGAAGTCATCAATATTACAAGCGTTTCTGAATTTGAATCAGTTTACGGTCTTCCTACTAATGCAGCAGAAAGATATTTGTATCATTCTGCAAAACAAATTTTAACAACCTCTCCTGCTAATTTATTAGTAACAAGAATGCCATATGGTAGTAATTTGGGAGATGGGTTTTCTAATAAATATAGTGCATTAGTATTTCCTATATCATCAAATAGTAACAATGGTTATGAAACAGCTACCGAATATCAAATTCTTTCTCCTGTATCTATTCTTTTATCGGATGATGAATATGAAAAATTAGTAACAAATGATGTTGCATGGCTCAGTTCATATAGAAATTTACCAATTAATGATTTTAATAATATTGGTTATGGTGGTATAGTTGTGGTCAATGATGCAAAAACATCTATAAATAATGTTTTTGAAGGATATTATATGGGGTTTGCTGATAACAGTAATAATAACCCATATACAAAATTCGATTCCATAACAGGAATGCAAGCTTATTCTAGTTCTACTGATACAAAACAAACATTTGTATCTATTCCAGCGAATAGATTAAATTTTCAATTATCGGGAGATGCTAATACTTTAGCAAAAGATTCTATATCAGAAATTATTGAAAATTATCCTACTGGATATGAATTTTCATCAAATGTATTTAATGATTATTTGACAACCATGTTGTTTAAAATAAGACCTTCCATTTACAAACAAGATACGGTTTCATTAGATTATGTTGTAAGTGAAGGTTATACTGGTTCATTATACGCATTAAGACAATTAAATAATCCAAATGGTGGATCACCTAATACATCATTCTTAGATAATGTCGTAAATACAAATTCAAATAATATTAGAATATTAACAAATCCATATATTTCAAATACTGGAAATTGGATAGATGGTAGTGGAAATCCAACTAAAAAAGTTAGAGTATCAAACGGTGCTAAAAATTTATACGGAATTGGTGTATATGTTTCTGACACAGATAAAAATTCTAAAATTGTTGATAACGTACCAGCAAAATTAGAAAGAGTTTTAAGATGCTTGGAAAATGATGATATTATAAATTTAGACATTATTGCCGAAGCTGGTTTAGGAACTATTTGGGCTAGTGCTAAAACAAGAAAATCAGATTCTAATTTTTCATCAGAACCAATTGTTTTCGATGATTTATATAATGTCGATTTAACAAACGGAACGGCAAATACAGGTTTATTAGATACTACTGGTAGTAATCCAACATGTACAGCAAGAGATGAATATTTAAAGGTTATAAATCATTTTTATACCTTTGCCGATAAAACCAGAAAAGATCATTTATTTATTTCTGATCCATTAAGAAATATATTTGTACAAGGTTCAAATACTAAAACAGCAAAGAATAAAAACTTTGTTTTCTCAAAGGATATATATTGGACATTAAGAAATCTTTACGGTGGAATAGTATCAAGTTATGTTGCAACATACGGTAACTGGATTAAAACCAATGATTCTAAATCTGATACCTTATGCTGGATGCCAGCATCTGGATACGTTGCTGCTGTAATGGCATCTTCATCACAGATAGCATATCCTTGGTCTGCTCCTGCTGGTTTCAATAGAGGTAAATTGACTAATGTTATTGATTTGGCTATTAATCCAACACAAAAACAAAGAGATTTATTGTATAAAGTTAACATAAATCCGATTGCATTCTTCCAAAATGATGGAAATGTAATATTTGGTCAAAAAACTCTATATCGCAAGCCTTCGGCATTCGATAGAATTAATGTTCGTAGATTGTTCTTAACATTGGAAAAATCTACTCAAGAAGTTCTTAAACTTTTTGTATTCGAACCAAATTCATTTACCACAAGAAGCAGAGTTGTTGGTGCATTAACACCACTTTTCGATGAAGCAAGATTAAATGATGGTTTATACGATTACACAATTGTTTGTGATGAAAGAAATAATCCACCATCTACAATTGATAATAATGAAATGAGAGTTTCTATATACATTCAACCTGTTAGAACTGCTGAATTTATATTAGCTGATTTCATTGCAACCAGAACCGGAGTAAATTTCGAAGAATTGATTTCCTAAGATAAATATTAATATATGAATATACCAGAATTTAAAAAAGTAGGCGGAAAATATTTAGATAAATATGGAATAGAAAATTTTTATAACGTTGCTGCAAATAACGATTTTGCTAGAACCAATTTATTTAGAGTTACTAGATTAGGTGATCAACGTTTTGAAGATGGAGAGTTGTTGTATGTAGAGTCCACGACTCTACCCGGTAGATCGATTACCAACATTCCAGTACCTTTTATGGGTCTTGTGTTCAATGTTCCCGGTACGGCTACGTACAACAACAGTGGAGCATATAGCGTAACATTCAGAATTCCACAAGGTTTATCGGTAAGAAGAAAATTTGAACAATGGTCTAGAGAAATTTTCAATGATATTGATAGTTCTGGTGAATATAGTATTCCAAGTAATGCTGTTACAAATCAAATGGAAATGGTGTTAATTGATAAAAAGGGGGAAGCTCTTAGAACCTATACCTTTTATGGTGTATATTGCCAAAATATCGGTGATATTAATTTAGATATTACAACTGCTGGTGAAATAATGAAACAACAAGCTACACTAGCATATCAATATTGGAGATTGTCACCAAATTCTAATTAATAAATAAAGACAAAGACATAAATATTATATATGTCTTTGTCTTATTTTAATCAAGAAAATAGTCCATATTCCTATTATTTAAGTTTATTAGGAAAATGGTCAACCAATGTAGCACTAGCTAGTCAATGGTTTATTTATTTTGATTTTAGTTCTGTAAATGCTTTAAATAGTAATATAACAGGAGAATTAAGAAACAGAGAATCCAATTTTCGTAGAGATGGTTGGTCTATTTCTAACACATCAATTGGTCATTTGTTGGATGGTGGGTTACAATATGCAGATCAAAATTTAACTGGTTGTGTGTTTGCCAGACAAGTCAATTTACCATCTGAGAAAATAGATGCTGGAAACAACGGATTGGATTATGGTGGGTTTCAAGCACCTGCCACAGCATCAAATAGACAAAAATATCAATCATTGACAGTTACTTTTTTAGAAACCAATGCTTCCTTTTTAGATTTAATAATAAGACCTTGGGTTGTATCGGTGGGATATAATGGTTTAGTTGCAAGAGCCAATGATTCTCCAAGGGCTGTTAAATGTAGATTTGCGGATATAATAATGTTGGCAAAATCTGGTGCTAAAAGACCTATGTTAATAAGAAAATTATACAGATTTTATAATCTTGCTCCTATATCAATTGACGGAGAAGAATATTCTTATGCACAAGATGGATTAAAATATAGTAATGTAACGTTTGCATATGATGGTTATTTTGTTCAAGATGTGGACAGCAGAAGAATGATATCCACCGACAATTCTATAATTAGAAATTTTACCGATAAACTTAAAACAAACGGAAATAATAAATATAACGAATATAGAGAGAAAGATTTTAATAAAGAAGTATAAATAATTTGATTTTTAAAATATTTTTTTAAATATACGGATGTCTAAAATGTTTTTATATAGAGCAGATTTTCCTTTTTCGAATAGAATATTAAATTTTAAAGAACTTTCTACTAGAAATCAATTAGATATTGAAAAAATAAATCTATATTATCCACAATCACCTGATTTTTATTTAGATTATCATGAAAATTTCACAAAAATCATAAAAGATTGTGTCGAAAACAAGGAAGATTTCGAAAAATTAGACATTATAGAGTATATTTTGTTTTGTTTGAAGCTCCGAATCGTTAGTGTTGGCAATTTAATTGAATTTAACATAAAATCTGATAGAGAAGACGTTGATAATGTTAAAATTAAGGTAGATTTGAAGGAAATAATGCAAAATTTACTGAATATTTCTATAAATTCATTAGAAAATTCATATATTTATGATGAAAAACGAGATATGTTGATAACAATTGGTTATCCTCAACTATCTAATGTCAAATTTTTTTACGATAACATGATTAGTGACAAAGAAATTGGAGAAAAGGTATTATCTTCTTTGCCATTGTTCATAAAAAACATAAAAATCAAAAATGAAGTTATAAATTTTGAAGAATATTCATATGAACAAAAATTAAAAGCATATGAATCATTTCCAGTATCATTAAAAGATAAAACCGAAAAGATAATAATAGATTGTATTACCAAATTGGGTTCTGATAACATTCTTAATATAGATATATTCAAAGATCAGAAAATAAATTTTTACAATCTGTTTTTTGTTGACTTATTAAGAGTATTTTTTACTCAAAATGCTAAAAGTATATATGAAGAAATATACATTTTATCAAATTTTCATGTGGATTCGAATTATGTTATGGATATTTCTCCTTCTGAAAGGAAAGTTTATATATCTTTTATCAAATCTCAGCAAAAAAGTAAGCAAGATAATGGCGATATAATAGAAAATGATATGTTTGAAAGAAAAAATTCTAAATCTGTGGAGGATTTAGCTGTTGAATTTGGTGACATTCCACCTAATTATTGATTATGGAAGAAGAAAATAATATTTTAAATTTTGAAGATGCTTTAAAGGTATTAGACACCGTATCAGAAACATTTAGTGTAAATGTTTGGATACCGTCTAAGAAAAAAGAGTACACATTTAAAGAAATTGATGCAAAACAACAGAAAAACATGTTGAGTACTGCCATGAATTCGTCTATTTACAATACAAATTTCGTAAAAAATTTGTATAGTATACTAAATTCCAACTTTTTAGACAAAAAAAACTCTGAAGATTTGAATAATTTTACGGTTTTTGATAAATTTTCTATTTCTGTTTCATTAAAGGATAAAATATCAGACGAAACATCTATAACATTCGATGAAAAAAACAATATTGTCAAAAAAGTAAGTTTAAAACCTATAATTGAAAAATTTAAAACATTTGAAACACCAGATAATGAAATTATAGAGGTGGATAATCAAAATGTAAAGATAAAACTGGAAATATCTGTTCCTACTATCCAAAATGAATTGCAATATGAAGAACAATTGCACAAAAAAGAAAAAAAGGTAGATGATATTAAAGATAGTGATGAAATACAAAGAATTGTATCGGAAGCATTCATAGGAGAAACAACAAAATACATTAAAACCATTTATATTAATGATAATAATTTAAATTTTGAAAATGTAGATTTTTTAAAGAAAATTAAATTAGTAGAAAAGCTTCCGAGTGGTATTTTACAGAAAATATTAGCAATTGTTTCAAAATGGAAAGCCGAAATTGATTCTGTATTAACACTTTCTATTGTAGAAGATGGAAAAACATATACTAAAGTATTAAATATTGATAGTGTACTATTTTTGAATTAAAAACATATATTAATCTAAGTATTAATATATGACAGGAACGGTTTCTATTGATGATGTATTATCAAAATTTATCTCTAATGAGGTAGATTCAACTGAAGTATTAAAATTATTACTCACTTCTGATGAAACTGGTATAGATTACCTACAAAATTTAAAAAAAGAATTTAAAGAGAAGTATGTAACACCAACTTTTAATAAAGCAAAGGATTATTATTCAAAAGTAGAGAAAAAAATAGAAGATACTAAAGGAAAAAAGGAAATTATAGATCAATATAGCGATCCATTAGGAATAATAGAATTAAGAGAAAGTTATAAAAAGAAAACAGAAGAAATTCTAAAGAAAAATTTAGATAGTCTTAATTTAAATTTAAATGATAAACCACAAATTTCAGATTTATCAAACTCAAACATTTCTTCTGTAATTCCAAATAAACCTGTGGATCAATTTGCTGAACAGCAAACATTAACACAAAAAACACCAGAAGTTTCTCTTACCGATGAAACAATAAAGCAGTTGGGTGGTGTTTTAAGCGGAATAAACGAACAAAACCTAAAAAGATTCGGTAAAACAACAGTTAAAGGTGAAGAATCTAGTAGTGGTGATGGTTTATTAAGTACACTAGCATCTTTATTATTAGCGGGTGGTATTGGTGCTATGTTATTATCTGCATTTTGGGATAAACATATAAAGCCTTGGTTAGAAGAAAAGGTAGGAATTAAACTGGATGTATTTGATAGATTTGAAGGTGTAGTAGAAGGTATTGAAAAATTTTTTACAATGGGTGCATTAAAAATTGGTGGTGGTTGGTTTTTTAATTTGGTTGGAAAGGCATTTACAACATTTGGTGATTTATTGGAAGGTGGTTTAACGGCTATTTTTAAACTAGGATTTGGAGATGATGTTGTAAAGGCAGGAGTAACTGCCGCACCCGCAGCATGGAAAACATTGATACCTAGAATTGCGGGTGGTTTATTTAGAGGCATGGGTGCTGTTGCTTTTAAAACTATTCCTATTATTGGTAGCTTGATAAGTTTTTATAATGCATGGGATCGTTTTGATAAGGGAGATAATATAGCGGGTATAATTGAATTGGTTGGTGGTATTTCGAATTTATTAGTGTTTACTCCATTAGCACCATTGGCATTACCTTTATCTATTGGCGCATCCGCATTAAATGCATTTTTGGATTATAAAGCGGGTAGAGGAGCAACAATGGAAGAAAAACAAGCTATAAAAATGGATTATGTCAATAAGATAGTTGATTTTATACAAGAAATACCTATTGTGGGTGGTCTTATTAAATGGGGTAGAGGCTTTTGGGAATTAGGACAAGGAAATTTCAAAGAAGCTTTAAATTATTTAACCGAAACACCATTTCTTGGACCATTTCCAGCTATATTACAGGCTCTTGTAAATTCAAATGCATTTGGAACAGAAAATACTGGTAATTTTTCATTTGAAAAATTAAATGGAGAAATTAAAAAAAGTATGTTTAAATGGTTATGTAGTGTAATTCCAAAAATTGGTGGTATAAGAGGAAGAATTGCCGAAGCGATGGGATTAAATTATGATGATGAATCAGGGAATGTAAAAGTTGATGAAACACCATTTGATATAAATCAGCAATATGCTGATATGGATAAACAAAATGAAGAAACAAAAAAATCATTAGAACGAAATAAACAAATTGCAAAATCTTCAATTGATCCTAATACAACAAAATATTCAAAAGAAGATGAAAAGGCTTTGGAAGAAATGCTAGAAAAGGCAAGGTTAGAACACTCTAACACATTAAAACAATTAGAAGAATCTAAAAGTAAACTTTTCAGTGAATCTAAATTTGGAACAGATTTTTTAGCTGGATTTGGATTTAACAATTATTACAAAACTAATAATCTTAAAAATTCAGAATATTATGCTAGAGAACATGTAAAAAATGTAGAACAAATGTTGAATGAATATAAAAAGTTTTCAACCGTGAAAAGAGACGACTTTTCTTTCAAAAGTTTAATGACCAGTACCGAAGGTAACTCTATTCTTTTTGATAAAAATACAAATACTGCGAATGTTTTACATCCTGATGATAATGTATTGTCATATAAAACTGGTGGAGTATTTGACACAGCATTAAAAGAATTAACACTATTGGTACAATCTATAAATAAAGGAATTTATAAAATTCCAGAATCATTAGAAAACAACAAATCAAATCCATCAAATGTTTCTGTTGTTAACAATTCTGGTGGTTCTAATAGTAATATGTTGGATGTTATATTGAGTGGAACCAGACCGGATTCTATATATAACTTCAGAAGATCGATCCAAGGAGAGTTTACATAATAAGTATTGTTATGTTTCGATTAACTGAAAGAGAATTTCCGATTGATATACCCGGAATAGATATTGCAAATTCTGCATTAAAAGCCGTTCCTAATGGTAGCGGAAGAATAAATGTAGTTGACAATTTCAGATGGAAAAATGCGGGTAGCACCGACGAGGTTCCATCTGTTACATTAATCGAATATGAACTAGAATTTGGTGTTTGGGTTCAGGCATTAGCAAGATTGGCTAATACTGCTATGGATTTTTTTTCCGGTGGATTAGATCCATATACTATTTTATATAATGGTAATGCAACAGGATTTGAGTACAATCTACCACTTTTAATAAAAGATGGAGATAAAATTAGATATATAAGTAATAGTTGGGGTAAAACCGATTTTGATTTGAATAAAATATTGGGTGGAGATGGAGAAAAAGCTAGTAGTACACTTGGTAGTATAGGAGGAAAAGTAGTGGGATTGGCGGTCGGTGCTCTTGGAGATTTTGGTACTGAAAATGTTCAAATGTTTACCGGAACCTCACCAGAAACTATTATCATAACCTTTCCATTATATAATACAGTTTCTATAAATGATGCTTATAATAACTATTTGTTGGTTTCCCTTTTAACTTTTCAAAATTTAAAAACCAGAAATACATTTTTAACCTACATTCCACCAAAAATATACAAAGTAAAAACTCAAAATTGCTTAGGTGGTATTGATTGGCCAGCAGCATATGTTGAAAATTTAGAAATTTCCAGCATAGGAACTACTAGAGAATTATCGGAATATAAAGGAAATACTACAATATTAACACCAGAAGCATATAAAATTAGTATAACACTAAAACAATTGGTTGCTACCAGTTCAAATATATTTGCAGGAGCAATAGGAAGTAAATCTGTTAATGTTATTGGAAGTATTACGAATATTGCCAGCAAACTTGCTACTGATGGTATAAAAAATGCTGCCGAATATCTAAAACAAGCTGATGCAGCAGAAAACGCAGCAGCAAACGCAGCAAAAGTACCAGCAAATGGAGGTAATTCTGGTATATGGAACGTAGATTCTAATGGGAACCCAATATAATAATTATGGATACTCAAAATAATATAAATGATTTACCAAAACTTTCTGTTTATAGATATGAAAATTTTTTTAATATCTACAATGATACAGAAAGTGATATGCGTTATTATAATTTATTAAGAAATATAAACATATTTCCATCTGAAAATACACAACTTGAAGGTGAATATGTAGTTGATTATAATGACACTTGGGTTTCTATATCATATAAAATATACGGAACTATGGAATTATGGTGGTTGTTGTGTTCTTATAATCAAATTTTAAACCCTATTAAAATGCCTGATGCTGGAACAAAAATAAAATATTTAAAATCAAAATATATATATGTGGTTTTAAATGAAATTAAAAACCAAATCAAAAACTAAAAAACTCTTTAGTATCAAAAAAACATCTTATTATCACATGGGAATAATTTTTATTTTCTGCTTCTACTATATTGCATGTGTAACAGTATAATTTTCCTTCTTTTTTAAAGAAGAAAATTTCTGGCATAATATGTAAAAAAGATTCGAATTCAAATTCAATATCTGGATTTTCATCTAGAAATTTATCAATATCATCCGCTGATATAATTGAATCTTCACAAACTTCTTCTATTTTATTTTGTAAAGTATTCCAAATTCCATTTTTACTATTTAAATTTAACTCAAAAAATTTCCATTTTGATTGATATTCAAATATATAATCATAATTTTTATTTATTTTAATTTTATTAAAAAAATCTTTGGTGTTTAATTTTTTCATTATTTACATAAGTATTTATTATACATGGGAAGAAAGAAAAAAATAGAAGAAATCGAAGACGAAATTGATCCAGAAGATATTTTAGTAGATGGTTCGTTTTATAAAGGAAACGAAAATCTATTAAGAGGAAATTCTCAATTTAAATGGACGGATTCCATGATCGAGGAATTGAAGCTTTGTAACAAAAGCATTCTACACTTTGCAGAACAGTATTTTTATATAACAACCTTGGATGAAGGTAAGAAAAAGATAGAACTTTATAAATATCAAAAAAGACTTTTAAAAGCTTTTAAAAATGAACGTTTTAATATTGTACTTTCCAGTAGACAGTCTGGAAAAACTACAACGATAACAATTTATGCATTGTGGATAGTATGTTTTCAAAACGATAAACGTATTACTATCGTAGCAAATAAAGAATCTACCGCTAAAGAAATATTCGAAAGAATAAAAATGGCATTTGAACAACTTCCGGTTTGGATGAAACCAAGTGTTAAATCATGGAGAAAAGATGGTTTTCAATTGGCAAATGATTCTTCTATAAAAATTAGTACAACATCTTCTGCTGGTCCTCGCGGATCTACAAGTAACCTTCTTATTATTGATGAAATGGCACATTGTCCAAATGAACTCATGAATGAGTTGTGGAAATCTGCTATTCCTATTATTTCATCATCTAAAAAGTCACAATTGGTTATTATTAGTACACCAAATGGTACGGATAATAAGTTTTATGAATTGTATCAAGAATCACAAAAAGAAAATAGTGATTGGCATTTGGAAGTAGTTAATTGGTGGGACGTGCCCGGTAGAGACGAGGAATGGAAGAAAGAAACCATATCTGCATTAGGTTCCAAAGAAGATTTTGATCAAGAATTTGCCAATGTATTCCATGATCCAAACAAAACCGCTATTGATCCCAATCTTTTAGCCGAATTAAAAGCCCAATGCAGAGAACCTATATTGGTAATGGACAATGGAAATTACAAAGTATTTCAAGAACCGAATCCAGAATCTTTTTATGCTATTGGTGTTGACGTTGGGGAGGGAATCGGTCGTTCCAATACAGTTGCTCAGATATTAGACATATCCGATTTAACCAGTATTAAACAAGTTGCTATATACGCAACCAACTCAATGAGTCCTTTTCATTTTGGAACACGTTTAATGGGCATTCTGGAAGATTGGGGGCGTCCTCCTATACTTGTTGAGAACAATAATAACGGACAACAGGTGTTGGATGTTCTTTGTCACACTCATAACTACGAATCGGTGGTTTCATATCATTTTGAAGGATTCAGTAAACACTATAATAATGAAAATCGTTTTGGTATACACAACCATACCAATACAAAATATAGAGGTGTTACCAATTTTAGATATTGGGTCAATAGTTTAAATGCGGTTAGATTATATGACATCGATACTTTACTGGAACTTAATAATTTCGTTAGACATGAGAATTATACATACAGTAAAAGAAAAGATGATGATTTAGACGATAGAGTATTATCTTTAATTTGGGGTATTTTCATATTAGAACCATCCATAGCATCAAAATATTATGTTATTGCTGATACCGATGATCAAGGAAAACCCTTAAAAATAAAACCATTTTCCGACAATTCAGATTTGTTGAAAAAGAGTCCTTTATTGAGTGGTGCTGTTTCTCAATTTAAAAAAATCGCATCGATAAATACAAGTATATCACACGTTGGAAAATTTAATGTGAATGAACCAATAACACTTGCTCAAGAACAGGCAGAATTAACAAATTGGCTTTTGAATTGGGGAAATAAACCAGAACCAAAAAGAGAAATAGTAGAAGAAAAACAAGCAGAAGAATATAGACCAATTATAATTTTTTAATATGAATCAGGCAATTTTAAATAAAACACGCAATGATAAATTTTTAATGATTTTGGATCTTCCAAAATTTTTAAAAACAAAATATGATAATGTTCTTAATGAAAATTATCATCCCGATCAAATTCAGTTTACTACATACGGATCACCCATTCCTAGTGTAAGTGTTCCTTCTATTGATGTTCCATTTGATAATCAGGTTTACAAAGCATCATCTTTATCAAGACCATCATATCAACCTTTAAATGTTAAATTTTTTATAGACAATGGTTATAAAAACTATTGGATAATTTGGAAATGGTTAAATATTTTTAATGATTCTCAAACATCAAAATCCGATGTGCATATGGAAATCATGACATCTAGTAAAAAACCAAAATTGGAAAATCCTATGACAGAATTAGTATCGAAATTTACTATATATGCATTGGATGAATACAACAAAAAAATAGTAGCATTTAAATACAATCATGTTTTTCCGGTTTCTTTATCGGAAATAAATTTTTCACACCAAGATCCAAGTGAAATATCTTGTACTGCTTCTTTTGCATTCAATCAATTGAATGTGGAATTATTAAAAAACGTAGATGAGGAGAGTTGTTAATTATGGGATTATTAACAGAAAATCCTATTTCTTTAGCACCTAATGGCTCTCTACCAGAACTAGAACAAAATTTTAATAGTTTTGGTAGTTCCAAAACAGAATTACCACAACCGGAAAACGTTATATCTCCAATAGATTCTTTGGTTAATGATTCTAAAAAATCTGGTTTTATACATCAGATAAGAGATCAATTATTTTACATTGAAATATACATGTATAATCAACTGGAAGATCAAAAACCAGTAGCTGTTCCATTTTTATTGGTACATTCTTTGGCATTCGAAGAATCTTTGAGTGATTGGAATGTTAAAGGATGGATTGTCTTTGATGATAAACACGAAACTATATCCAGAGGATCGATAACAGAAAGCAATCAAGAATTATTGTACTCCGATTCTAAAAATGTAGATCCTCGTTATGTTTTTAGAGGAGATGGAAGAAATAAAATATCATTTAAAATATATCCGGTTCCAAATACAAAAAATTCATATAATACTTTCAGTGAACCAAATTCTTTACCAAAAGAACAGTGGGAAATGTCATTCGATTGTGTTATTTATGACATAGAAGATATGCCAGTGGGCAATAATCATGATAAATTAAGAAAATATTATTTTTGGGATGAGAGGTATCAATTTTTCTTGGAAAGAAATATAGAATGGTCAACTAGATTACAAGGATTGAATTCATATATTTCAGATTATCCACAAATGAGATATCTAAGAGATATGGAACCTTGGGAATTGGATGATTTTCAAAGTTCTATTCCTGCTAATATAGCAATTAAATCTATAATAGATACTGCTTCTTTAATAGATCCAAAATATGAAAATAAAAGAGGAAAAGTTGTTAATATTGGATTTACCGAAGGTGGTGGAACCATAAATAAACCAAATATACCATTAAATAGATATAGTTCGGATTGGGATGATGGTTATGTTGATAACAATCCCCAAAACAACAATCATATATTTTACACTTCTCCTGCTAGTTCAAATGTATTGGATGATTTGGATTATGTTATGCAAAATGCATGTTCTAGTGAAGGTTATCCGGTGTTTTTAATGTTTGGAAGAAACTCTGGTGATTATATAGAAGGTGGAAGTACCGGATCAACAAATAAAAAAAATAAAGAATGGAAATTAATATCATTAAAAACATTATTATCTAAATCTAAATCAGAACAAGTAGAAAGATTGTTTATTGAAGATGGTATTCTTTCAAAAAAACCATATCATCCAAGAGCACCATTATACGGTGAGGATATAGAAAATTATGTGGCTCAAAATTTTACTTCTGGTATTGCATCCAGAATAAGATCATATAAATTTTCACCGATGGTCAGTTTGGATGATATGAAAATTGTCAATAGACCATTGTGCTATCATGATTTTAATTCTGGTACATTTAGAATATATCCGGAAAACAATACTGCAAAAGATGTAATTGATAAATTTACAGATGCCGCAAAAGATAATTTATATTCATTTGAGGTTAACAAAGATGCTCACATATTGGCAAATTTGAATCAAACAAAACAAAAAGGAATATCAACAAAACCTGCATTGGTATATAGACCATTTGTACCAAATAATTTGCCACAAGTAGAAATGATGAAAAATTTATTGTTTTTAAATCAGGCAATATCATTTGTTTCTAATGGATTGACCATTAGATCACCGGGTAGGTTTATTTTCATCGATAGTGCAGGTTCAAACGGTGAAAGAAACGCCTTTAATGATAGATTTTTAGGTCAATGGATAATGACAAAAGTTGTACATCTGTTTACAAAAGATAATTATTTAACAGAAGTTGTTGCAACCAAAGTTGACGCATTCCATAAAATATGGGATGTGGAGGATAAAAATTTATGATAGACAAAGAACAATTAAAAGCAAGATTAGATGCTTCTAAAATTAGAAGTTTACAAGGTTATAAGAATAATAACTATCCTTCTAATACACAAATGGCAAAAAACCTAGGAAATTCTATTGTGCGAAACATAAAAAGCGTGGCCGCTGGAAATTCTTTAACCGAAAACAACGAACAAGCAAAAAAAAGATTAGAAATTTGCAATGGATGCGAATTTTTTAATAAATCTGCGGAAAGATGTACCAAATGTGGATGTAATATGGCTATTAAGACATATTTGAAAGCAGAAAAATGTCCTATTGGCAAGTGGTAGACTGAAATATATCGTTTAAAATTTTTATAGAATAATCATCTATAATTTTTCTATCACTTTCGTTATTTTCGTCCAATTTCCCCCAATGAATACAGCAATTTGAAAGAATTTTCAACTTTTTGTTGTTAATTTTTTCTGTTTCATTCGCATCTTTGATGTTTTCTCTTTCTAAAAAGATTAAATATCCATTTACTTCATTTCTAATCCAGTGAATTTCGTCTTTTAAGTATTCAGCATATCTTATATCTGGAATTATTAGTGTTTTTTCTTTTACAACTTCAAAATTTTCAACAAAATATCTACCTTTTGTATTATTTCTCATCAATTTTCCATATTCTACCAATAATGGTCTAATTAATTCCTTTTCTTCTGTATTTTCGGTAAATGAATCTATTCCAACGCTATTCATTATGATACTTCGAAGGTTTTTTTTGATCAAATCTCCTGCTATAGACCTTCTTTCTGCTTCAATATTGTATTTTTCATTCAAAATTCGTATCAATGATCGACATAATGTGTCTTTTCCAGATCGAGATGCTCCTGCTATTCCTATGATTTTGTGGAATTTTGAATTATTTTGCATAAGTTATATAATAATAACATTTTTACTTCAAAAGTAAATATATAATATGCAAAAAAAATTTAATAATATTGGTGAATTAATGGCTGATACTAAATTGACCACTATA